CAAGAAAAACTAAACAACTATAAAACCTATCAAAAAAACAGATTAAACGCTTCTAGAAAAATAGAGGATATTGAAAACTCCCTAATGGAGAAAGGTTTAGAAAAAGAGTTAGAGATAAATAAAACTAAATTCGAGAGATTAAGACAAGATTTAATCACTAATACCAATCTAACAAGGACAGAGAAACAGGCCTTAGAAGACCTATATAACCAACAAGAATTAAAAGCTGAGCAAACAATAAACAAGAAGTTTAGCGATATAGAAAAAGCTAAAAAAGATAAAGAAAAAGCCGAAAAGGAGAAGGATAGAAATGAAGACCTAGCCAAAAGAAAGGCTCAAAATGACCTTAGAATAAGTCTAATGAAGGATGAGGAAGCTAAGGAGATTATACTTCTAAAACAGAAGTTTGCAAAGAAATTACAACTTGCTACAGGTAACCACGCTTTAACAAAGCAAGTAGAGGAGCAGCAAAATCTAGAAATAAAAGCTATTGAAGATAAGTTTAGATTAGAGAGAGAAGCCAAAGATAAGGAATCTAGTGACAAAGAGATAGCACAAGCTCAAGCTGTAGCTGATGCAAAAATGGCCATACAAGACGCTCAATTCTCTAACGCTCAAGCAGCTATAGGATTAGTAAAAGAATTAGCAGGGGATAACAAGAAACTTCAAGGAGCAGCTCTTATAGCTGAGAATGCAGTTGGAGTGGCTAAAATAATTATCAATACACAAGCAGCGAACGCAGCCGCCAAGCTTAAATACGCCGCATTGCCTGGAGGTATTGCATTAGCTGCGGGAGAGGTTGCTGCAAATAATATAAGTGCAGGAATAGGGATTGCGTCAGCTGCTACCGCAACCGCTAAAGGTTTATCCGCTCTAAAAACAGGTGGCTCACCCATTAAGGGTGGTAACTTACCTTCAGGAGCAGCAGGAGGAGGTACACCCGTACAGGCTCCGAATTTTAATATTGTAGGTGAAAACAATGTAAATCAACTAGCTGAACTACAACAACAACCTACTAAGGCTTTTGTCGTTTCGAGTGAGGTAACTTCGGCTCAGGCGTTAGATAGGAAGGTAGAAGATTTCGCGACTCTCTAGTCTAGAGTGTTAGCATAAACATTAATCACCAACAAGAGTGCTAATAAGGCTACAATCATTCGAAAGTAGCCTTAAAGTACTCCTCAACCTCTTTCATTGAGGATACCTCATTTACTATCCTAAAGTCTATCTCTAATCCCTTAATAAAAATTTCGTGAATCCAATATCCGTATTCTATCGGAGTAGGCTCTATAGCGAAGTAACGCCCCTTATAAATCCTTACCTCTTTTGTATCTATACCTAATCGGTATTCTATCTCTTTTGCGATTTCGTTTTTTGTCATTTTAAAATAGTTTTATTTGTTTGTTTTTATTTAAAAGTATTGCTTTTATTGTTTAATTCACACATTTTATTGAGAATATCATTAGTCTTTTCTAGTTCGGTATCTCTTAAATTACCTTTAGCGTAAAACTCTAAAATATATTCTTTTGATTTTGTTATTTGTTCTATAACTTGTTGTAGTTCTGACTTTGTTATTTCTACTTTTCTTAAATCAGTATTTTTCATTTTGTTTTGTTTTTGTGTTATTGTTGATACAAATATACGCACATATTTTAAACCACCAAACTTTTTAGTAAAAAAAAATAAATTAATTTTCATCTCTAAGTAGTAATACGTAGAATATTAGCACCAAGTCATCAACCATTAGAAGCCCTTTACTGACGTGGGATAGAGGTACATCACCACCAAGTCATCACCAAGTAAGGCTATTTTGCACCAAGTTTGCAACCATGGACGGGGCCAATAGGGGCGCGGGATACAGAAGATGACCAACCAAGTTTGTAACCATAGGAGTATATATATATATATATCTATAATACTAACGTATTATATCTATATACATATATATTAGTTCAATTTTAAATTAGCGAACAAAATGGTCATTAAAAAGTTATTATTGTATGGCTAAAAAAGATAAGATTATAGAGTTGATTATAGACGACAACGACGAGATGTCAGGTGTGAATGCTATTTCTGTAGTTGAGAACCCTGCTATTGAAGAGTTGTTTATAGCTCTAAACGACCAAACACTATTAAAGGCAGTTGATAAAAAGCGAGGAGTCCTCGTAGGTCCTGCCTTAATCCCTAATAAAAAAATCTTTAGAGTAAATCCTAAGACAAAAGAAGAGTTTTATATATTCTTTAGCGAGGAAACAATTCGTAAAGCGTCTGAGAAGTTCTTTATAGAATCTAATCAGTCTAACGCTACATTAGAACATAAAAAAAACCTTAAAGGGATGACTATTGTGGAATCATGGATTATCGAGGGTAAGAACGACAAGTCTAAGGACTACGGAATGAATCTACCTGAAGGTACTTGGATGGTGTCTATGAAGGTCACTGACGAGATATACAAGAAAGCAGAGAGGCAAGAGATTAAAGGTTTCTCAATCGAGGGCTTCTTCGCAGATGAGTTAGAGGCTAAGATGCATACTCAGAACCAGATACAAGAATTAAAGGACTTATTAAAATTAGAGACCTATAACGACTATCCTGAGAGCGCTAAGAACAACGCTAAGAAGGTTTTAAAATGGAGAGACGAGCATGGTGATGAGGTTAAGGGAATGACTAGAACGGGGTGGACTCGCGCCAATCAACTCAGCAAGGGTGAAAAAATCTCAAGGTCTACAATCGCACGTATGGCATCTTTTAAACGCCACCAAAAGAACGCAGAAGTAAGCGCTGAATTTAAATCAACGCCATGGAAAGACAGAGGTTATGTCGCATGGCTCGGTTGGGGCGGTACTTCAGGAGTTAACTGGGCAATCAAGAAACTAGAATCAATAGATAACAAGAAAAAGAAATGAGTAGGAATTTAAGCAGGGTAACTACAAAGAGAACGGATGACTCTCAGCACCCATTTAACGACGTAGAAGCGAATAGAAATGTAAACAACTCTAACGAGTCTAGATTAAGCACCTCTGAAACATCTAAAAGTGAACTAACAAGCGAAGACGCTTTAACATTAAAGCACTTTAAATACAATCCTTCTACAAATAAACTAGAAGGGTCTAAGGCTATTGAGACTACTCTTAACTCATTATTCTTAGGAGAGCAACACAAAATGAGTTCAGGAGCTGAAAACATTTTCTTTACAAATTTAGGTTCTGAAATCAATTTTTTTCCTATGTGGGGAGGTCTCAAAGACCAAAGTAAAGTGGAGAACCAAGGAGCTTCAGGTTTTATAGCTCCTAGTGGTCGAGTTTATACAGATATGCAGACTGATGTCCCTAATGGTGATTCTGTTAACGGAACAAGTATAGCTTATAGTGGTGATACTTTATATAACGAGAACATAGCAGGTTTAGGGGTTAAGGTTGTTTTAGCAGAACCAATAAATCACAATACTACATACTTAAGATACAGATTATCAGTCGCAGGGAAACAGGTTTACCTGCAAGAATTTAGACCAACATATACATACTCAGTAGGTGACTCAATAGAATGGTTCTTTGACCACCCTGTAGAGATTCATTCAGGTACTACCATCTTCGCAGAGGTTGTAAAAATGGATATAAATACTGACGAATCAAAAGGAGTTTTATTGGTTACGAAAGGAGACGCTATAGGCAACCCTAGACACATCGAGGTATTTAACAGGTATTTTGAAGATAAAGACCTAGAGTTAATCTCACCCTATTTAAAGTATCAGGCTATAGATGTCTCATTAGACCCTACAGGCTCCACAATCATTTTTAAAGACCTTTCTTTAGGTTCTGATAATGTACTATCATCTTATCCGATCAACACTCTTGAAGCCCTTGCAAATGGCTCAACAATAAAACTAAAGGTTAAAGATGGTCAAAAGGTTATAATTGAATCTCTTCCTGTAGGTAATGTTAGTGTTGGGGGTTCTTTGGTCAATTCAGTTTTAAATCAAGCGGTAACACAACTAAATAACATATTCACAAATACCGATGGTTTCGCTAGTGGCGGAGGTAATCCTGTTACTAACTTTGATTTATCTAATAACGACTTAACCCTAACCCTAGAGGATGGCACGAGTTACACTATAGATGTAACAACATTAGGCGTAGACGAAAATAAATTCGTTAATAGTGGCGCTTTAAATGGTTCTAATCTTGAGTTAACAATGAATGACTCAAGTGTCATAACTATAGACGCATCAAACATGATTAATGGGTCTACGTTACCCGCCTTGTCAAGTAATTGGTACATCTCTTATGGGGGTAGTTCAGGGGATGAAATAACATCACCCGCTATAATAAATACATATGAAAATAAACAGCCGTTTTATTATGGCTCATTCTTAGGTAAAGGACAAGAATACACTTGGACTCATGACGATAATGGCTATTACATTATAGGTGTTTATTCAGGCTCTGAATCAACTAAAGACGAGGTTGAAATCACATATAATATCAATTGGTCTACAATGTTCAGGTTTACTAAAATAGGAACTAATAGAGTGTCAGAGACGTCTTTTGGGGTTGATGTTGCATCTAGGTACGCTTCAGGTTATAACGTAACTAATAACACTACATTAGCTTTAAGATACGGAACGGATAACTACTTGTCATTATATGATATTTCAGGAAGTGATGAGGTTTTAATAGGTCGCTCAAATACGGCACTAGTAGGTGATACCCAAACTATTTCTTTTGGTGGTCAGAATCAACCGAATGCAAAGTTTCCTATAATAATCAAAAGAGAAATTCAATGGTCTATCGCTCACGATTACGACAATAGTGAAACAAGTATATCGGATGGAATAGAGGAAGATACTATATTGAAATCAAACATTTCTATAGGTGCGGGTGAGAAATTTATGATTAATTTAAACTACTTCGGAAGGTCTGAATTTTTTGGAATAGGGTATACAGGTGCATCAAGTGGTCAATCTAACCCATATACAAATCTAGATTCGTGGTTTAGATACACTTCAAGTGAGGCTATCGTTAGCGGTGGTGATTGGACATTTAACACTAACGCTACTAACTACTCTACCGCAGGTGGCGGCAGTTATAGTCTAGGGGGTAATGTAAATATAGGTATGTTGTCATTGGTATACAATACCGATAATAGTTTAGACCTTTACCATGAAGGAGTAGGAGAGGTTATAATGACTAGAACGAGTAATCTAGATGGTAATAATATTCATTTGTTTTTTATGGCTAACGAGAGTCATGCTTATGGTAGAATACCAACCCCCTCTAAACAAACTATAAACGCAGGTTCTCAACCTATTACATCCTTTGCACCTGACGTATCCGACCAAGTGTTAGAGATTACCGAGGGTCAAGTATTCTCAAGTCAAATAGCCCTAGATTCAGGTAGTGACATTGTTAACATGTACGGAGAAGAAGATGCTCCATCTTGGGCAATCCTTAATCAATCTACAGGTGTTTTCACGGGTACCGCGCCTTCTTATTTAGGCTCGTCAGATGATTATATTATCAGTTGTAAAGCATCTAATTCTTTAGGAGGGATTACATCTTTTAATGTTACGTTAAGGGTGTTAGAGTTAACCTACACTAACACAAAGTCATTGAAATTTAGGGATGGGGTTAGCTCTTATTTAGGCGCTAACGCCTCGTTAGTAACATCTCTAGAGAGGTCTTCTAATGGTTCGGGCTCTTTAGACGCTTGGACTATATCTTTATGGATTAAAGGCTCTACCGAGAACGCAGGTCAAACCATATTTTACTTCGGAAATAACGACGTTGTAAATAATGGTCATATAGAGATAAGACAAACGAATCACAACGGAGCAAAAAGATTAAGATTAAGATACGGCTCAAATTCTAACCATATACAATTGACTACACCTAGTGGGAGTATAACACCTTCCTCATGGCAGCACGTTATGTTATCTTATAATGGAGGTACTACGGGTGTAGCTAGTGGAAGTGTTACTGATTACTACTCTAGATTTAAGTTCTATATTGACGGAGTGTTACAAACAACATCTAATAGTCATGCTAATAACGGCTATAGCGGTTCGGTGGTAGGTCAAAACTTTAGAATAGGTAGACTTGCCTCGGGTAACTATCCAAAGGACATGCTAGTTAATCAGATAGCCATTTGGAACTCTGACGAATCTTCTAATATTTCTGATATATACAACTCAGGAAGTAGTCAAGATTTAAGCCTATTAAGTTCCGCACCTGAGCATTATTACGAGATAGAGTCTTCTGTCACAACAATACAAGATATAATTGGAACAGCCCATCTAGTTGGGTATAATTTCACATCTAGTGACTTAATAAATGACGCACCATAATGAAGAAACAATATAAAACCAAAAGAGCGTATTTAGGACGTAATGGAAAGTATTCTAGAACGCATAACGAAGAGGATAGACTAGAGGGAATTGGCTCTCTAGTGGGTCAAGGTAATAGTAGCAATACAAATACTGCGACACCTAGAACAAACTCAAGGAATTCAACGGATTACGACCTATAGTTATCAACAAAATAAAACACTTTAGTTAGTGTTTAGTTATAATATTATTAAATAATATAATCAAAATGAGTGAATTAAAAATTTTAAACAAAGTACGTACCATTCTAGGTATGGAAGTAGAGTTGGAAACGGCTAAATTAGAAGATGGTGAAACGACTATCGAATTTGAATCTTTAGAGGCAGGAGAGCCTGTACATATATTGACTGAAGACGACCAAAAGATTGCTTTGCCCGTAGGTGAGTACAAAATGCAAGATGGTCGTATTCTTTGTGTAGAGGAAGAAGGTATCATTTATGAGATTAAAGACGAGGAAGAAGAAGAAAAAGAAGAAGAGCCAAAAGAAGAAGAGCCAAAAGAAGAAACTGAAGCGGGATATGGAGACAAAAAAGAAGAAGAGTTAGAAACTGAAGAGGCTAAGCCTGTTAAAAAGACTATCGAATCGGTAGTTAAAGAAACTTTCTTCTCTGATATCGAAGCGCTAGTTAAAGAAAACGAAGAGTTGAAAGCTAAAATCGAAGAGTTAGAAGCTCCTAAAACTGAATTATCTGAAGAAGCTGAAGAAGAGTCTACAGAAGAAGTTAAAGAAGAGGTTAAAGAAGAAGTTGCTGAAGAGGTTGAATTGTCTTCTGACGAACCCGCAGAAACTCCTATCGTTCATAATCCTGAAGCATCTAACGAAGTTAAAGCAGGATTCAAATATGGTAGCCAAAACACTACATTAAATAGAATTTTTTCAAGAATTAATAAATAATAATTTAAATTAAAAGACCAATATTATGGCAACAACAACAAACGTAACGAGTACATACCAGGGCGAATTCGCAGGTAAGTATATCGCAAGTGCTCTTTTGAGTGCAAACACTATTGACAAAGGTGGAATCACCGTAATGCCTAACGTAAAATACAAGGCAGTAGTTAAAAAATTAGCAGTTACTGACGTCCTTGCAGACGGAGACTGCGATTTCCAAGCTACATCTACAATCGCATTGACTGAGAGAATTATCGAGCCTAAAAGCTTGAAAGTTAATCTTCAGTTGTGTAAAGCTGACTACAGGTCGGATTGGGATGCAATTTCTATGGGATACTCTGCATTTGACGAGCTTCCTAAGTCTTTCGCTGACTTCCTTATTGGACATGTTTCTGCAAAAGTAGCTCTTAAAATGGAGCAAAATATTTGGAGTGGTGATAAAAATAACGCAGGTGAATTTGACGGATTGTTAGAGCTTCTTTCTGTAGACGCTGACCTTCCTGCTGCTAATGAAATCGCTTCTGCTTCTGTATCCGCTTCTACTATCGAAGCTGAATTAGGAAAGATTGTTGACGCTATTCCTGCTGCAATTTATGGAAAAGAAGACTTAAGAATCTATATCTCTCAAGCTATGCACAAAGCATACGTTAGAGCGTTGGGTTCTGCAGGTTACTTGGATAGATACGCTAACCAAGATTTAGGAACTGAGTTGATGTTTGACGGAATCAAGTTATTCGTTGCTAACGGATTAGTTGGCGGTCAAGCTATCGCTACTACAATCGATAACATATTCTTTGGTTGTGGTCTTCAAAACGATTCAAACGTTGTTAAATTGATTGACATGGAAAATGTTGATGGTTCTGAGAATGTTCGTTTAGT